CTCAGCAGAGAAACAGTAAAGACAATAGTATTCAGATATGTGTTCATATACTACAACCGGCTGCGGGTGTATACATCAAATCCGTTCGGACTTCCGCCGATAAAATACCGTGAATGGGCAGCAATGAACAAAAATCCGACTGCCGCCTGAGGAGTCGCCCGAATCTGTTTTCCGGAGTGGAGCGTAGCGGAACGGAGGAAAACAGATTCGTTTATCGTAGAATTTCAGCATTTTGGGTAATTTTCGACTGCACATTTCTTGACTTTTCCAAAGATACATCAAAATCCGATGCCTGCAAATCTCCCAGCAAGAGAGCCAATTTATCTTTGTCCCACTCACCGCTGATTTTATTCAAAGCGATGTTAAGCGCCTTTTCTTTTTCTTCGGACAGTTCCACCACAACGCATTCCGCTTCGGTGATACCCATATCCATCAGCACGGTAAGTCTTTGATGACCGCCCACAACCTTGCCGGTGGTCTTATTCCAAATAACAGGTTCCACATAGCCGAACTGTTCTAAGGAGCGTTTGAGTTTTTCATACTCGGCATCTCCCGCTTTCAGTGCCTTACGGGGATTGTATTCCGCCGGGATTAAATCCGCCGTTTTCTTCAATTCAATAATCATACAAGCCCCCATTCTGCGAATTTTTCAAATCCGCCGATTTTCTCAATGTACTGCCGGGCAATCTCTACGATTTCCGCATAAGGTCTGCCATCTACCCGTGTATCTCCGATGGCACAACAGAGTCTGACAGGCTGTTGGGAATTCTGTGCTTTGAGCCACGCATACACATTGACAGAAACATCCGCCTTGGATAAATCCTTGCCGTGCAAACCGCCCCCGGTAACGGAGTCTGCCATATCCGAGCCGAGCTTGCGGTTGGCGGCACCCGTATCCACATCCGTACCGCCTGTCCAGTCCCCGAGGGGATTGATAACGGCGGTTCTGAACTTCTTTTTCAAGTCAGCCGTCTTGGCACCGCTTTGGCATATAATGAGTTTTTTATCGTCAAGGATGTATTTGCCGTCCGTGGGATAGGCTTCATAGATGCTCTTGGCAATCTGTGACAACAGGGATTGTTCCTTTGTTACAGGCACACCCATAAAGATGCCGTTATCTCCGCAGCGGATTTCTCCGGCTTGGTTTTCCGCAAGGATAACATCCTGCTTCACCTCCGCATAATCCACATCGGTAATTCCGGTGATGCGTTTGACAATTTCCTTCACCTTATCCTTGGGGATGGATTCGGAGGTTTCCGCAATGATGTGACATTTGCCGTGACCGATTAAAACCTCAACGGCAATCTTCGGTGTGGTGGTTTTGGTGTATGCGTAATCCACCAATGCTCCGGCAATTCTGTCCGCCAATTTATCCGGATGGGCGGGATTTACTTTTTCAAACATAAACGATTATCCTCTCTTTGCATTGAGCAACTGCTCCATCGGGTCATTGGAAGAACCAACAAACTCTCCGGAGCAGTTTTCTTTGATGATTTGATATATTTGGTATCTTGCGGCGGACGCTTGTCTCTCAAAGTCCCGAGCCATGGAGACATAAGGAGAAGCGATAGCGGCACCCGTTGTGGGATGCTTTGCCAAAAATCCGAAATCGCTGATTGCCTGCTGGCATTGTTTCCACCGGCTGAAGGACATGGCATATTCCTCCACCAACTGCGGGTCAACCAACTTTTCGCAACCGCAGGAAATAATCCATGCCCATACCTTTCGGTACACTTCCCCGGCATCCAAAGTGGTGCCGTCTTTTTGCACCGCACTCATATATTCATCCGGCTGCGGAACCTCGACACCCGTGAAATCCGACGGTGTCGGCAGAACCATTATTTTCGCATTTTTGCCCTCGATTATTTTTTCATCCAAGGACTTCTTTTTTCGTCCCGCACCCGGTCTTGCACCGCCGCGTTTCGTTCCGTCCTTTGCCACGGCGGCACCTCCTTTAACTTTTTGATTATTTTGATTTTCGTTTGATTTTTTCAAACATCCGCCTCGTGCGCGTGCGCGATTGAGGCGTTTGATATTTCGGCATGGGTTAATCCCACGTTTGAAATCCGATTTTTGCACACGAAACCCCGGGCCGCTGCCGGGGCCTTGATGCGTAGGGATTGAGACCGCCCATTGAGACTTACTGCTTATCATACAAATAAATAATGTATTTAACTCCAATGGTTACAAAAAATTTTCAAAAACGCTTGCATTATTCCCGACAATTGTATATACTACAAATGCAGGTAGAAATACGCTGTATACCCGTGGCAACGAATTAACGTTTAAGCGGCATTTTCTGTCGCCGTCCACGGGGCCGCCGAAAGGCGGTATTTTTTTATTTGAGGATTTGTATGGATTTATTTATTTACTCCGATGAGTCCGGTGTGTTTGATGTCGTTCATAATAACATCTTTGTGTTTGGTGGACTTGTTTTCCTTTCAAAGGATGAAAAAGACATTTGGTCAAGAAAATACTCTGCAGCAGAAAAAGTTATCAGAGAAAGAGAACATAAAAGTGTTAATCAGGAAGTCAAAGCAACAACCGTCAGCAACACTGATAAAGGGAAGTTGTACCGTTCCCTCAATAATGCCCATAAATTCGGCGTTGTTGTTGACCAGAGCAAAGTGCTTCCCTCTATTTTCTTTGAAAAAAAGAGTAAGCAACGCTATCTTGATTATGTATACAAAATTGCGATTAAGCGAAAATTTGAGTCGCTTATTCGTACCGGCATAATTAAGCCGGAACAAATCAATCAACTGTTCTTTTACATAGATGAGCACACTACTGCAACAGACGGAAAATATGAGTTGAAGCAAAGTCTGGAACAAGAGTTCAGATTTGGAACATATAATATGAATTACAGCGTTTACTATCCGCCTATTTTCCCGGCATTAAAAAATGTTGATGTGAAATTCTGTAATTCAGCATCTAACACTCTTGTGAGAGCAGCAGACATCGTAAGCAACAGATTTTATTATCAGGCACAAAAGGATGCACTTCCGACTTCCGATACACTTATAACTATCACGAAACTTCCCTAAACTCCGAATGAACGCAATTGAGACAACCACGGTACAAACTCATCAGATTTTCTTGTGAGTCTGTGCCGTTTTTTCTTGTTTTACGATTACCTATCCGCTCCCCGCAACCCATGCACTTTATTGTGGCAGCCTTGGCAAAGGGACATTAAGTTCCCGAAGTCATCGCTGCCACCTTCTGCTTTCGGGAGGATATGGTGAACGATTTGAACCGGCACAAGCCGTCCCTCTTTCAGGCACCGTTCGCACAGAGGATGTTCCTTTACATATCTTGCACGGATTTTCCTCCATGCAGAGCCGTATCGCTCACTGCTTTTGTACCCACGGTGGAAGTTGTTATATTCGGCATTGTATTCTTTTTGATGCTCCTTGCAGTAACCCTTGTCCGTTAAGTTCGGACAGCCGGGGTGACCGCAGGGATGTTTTGCTTTATACGGCATTCTCGCACCTCCGGGCATAAGAAAAGCCCTCGGAGGTTTTATTCTCCGAAGGCTTCATTCATTATTCCCAGTGTATATCTTACCACAGTTCCATCTGTCATACAATGTCATTTACTGTCCAATTCGTGCCGGTCGAGGATTTTTTGAACCTCAATCAGGGCAAAGCCGTGGAGCTTGTAAACATATCGGCTTGTCACATGAAGTTGCTCGGCAATCTCATCCCAGCCCAAATTGCAGATGTAACGCTTCTCCAAAAGCAGCCGTTTATCTTCACCGGGAACCTGACTGATAACGGTACTGATTTCCGCTTTCAAATCAACCAACCTGTCAACAGCCGTATTGATTTCCTCTTGCAAAGAAATGATTTTCAGCACCGTATCCTCTAAACGAGAGGTTGTGCCGGAAGGATTTCTCGGCATATCCGAAATGGTGGATGTGCATTTGAGGGCTAAATCATTTAAGGAAGATAACATCTGCACCTTCGTATTGATATGCTCATCCAACCGCCATGCTTGGGATAAATACTCTTTTGCGGTGATATTACACATCATTCATTGCCTCCATTTCAGTAACTTCAATATAAATGCCGCTTGGTTCATCCGACCACATCTTTTCACAGGTTTCACGAACCACCTGTGCATCGTCATTCCAATAACGGCATTTTGTCATGCAATCCTTGAGCAGTTTTTCAAGATTGTCGGTATCGGGCTTTGTTGTTCGCCATTCCCCGTTCTTATGCGATTTTCCGGGAGGGAATCGCCAAATAACCTTTAGGGAGATTGCTCCTTTCAACGGTTCCTTAGGTCGGTTCATCATCAGGTAAGTACAAAGCGTTTCTTTTGCATCCTTGATTGCCGGAGTATCATAAAACACCGGATGACCGTGAACCACCGCCACCTTCTTCATCTGTGCCGTACAGGTCGGCGGATTCATTTTCATAAAAAATTCCATTTTGATTTTCCTTTCTTTTTTTCGGTCAATGACAGGGTCACTCGTCTCACTTAGGGTGCAAAGGGCAGGCGTTTACGCCCTTTGCCCCGTGTGTGACGACGCGTGTGGGACAGACACACATATATAAGCCCTTTGCACGCCGAACGGGCATAGGCATTTTTTCCTTTGCCCACCTTATTTCGGGCATAGGAGAAATTCCTCTATGCCCGTTTATTGAGTGACATTATTTTGTCGCGTTACAATCCCTCTGTCGAGGCAATAAAAATCTTTGAACTCGGATAGGTGACGGCGGACCGTTTTTTCATCAGTACCGATGTATTCAGCCAAATCAGAAACTCTTGTAAACCCGCTTTCCGCACACACATCAAAAGCGGTATCAAGCATTTCTTTTCGTTCTTCGGGAGAAGTTCGTTTACTGCTCTTTTGCAGATTGGCAAGTGCCGAACCCTCTGCATTGGCTGCGTGAAGGTTATCATTATCCACTCGGTGAATCGGATATTCAAACCAAAAGTTTACAGGCTTTATATTCGGAAACTCACGAAGGCTGGACTCCATCCGCCAAGCGGTAGCCCTACCGTCTTGCAGGGTATTCTTCATATTCTCCGTAAGGTCAAGCTGAATCATATCCAGTTGAGCATCCGGGTCACGGGCAAACACTCCGCTCCCCGATGCCCTGTCCATTGCCCTCTTTGCCCCCTGGGCACCTTTGGAGTGATGATGGCAATATATGGTCGCACAACCGGTTTCCATACAAATTTTGTCAAAAAGATTGCAGAAAGCACCCATTTCAGATGCGTTATTCTCATCACCTGTAATCACCTTGTATATAGGGTCGATAATAACGGCATCAAAATGCTGATTTTGAAGTCTGCGAATCAGTTTCGGCACCAACTTGTCCAGTGGCACGGCATGACCACGAAGATTCCATATTACAATATCCTTGTCATGGTTTTTTTCTATCCCCAAGGCATCATAAATCTTCAAAAATCGCATAACGCACGATGCAGGGTCTATTTCCAGGTTCACATAAAGGACACGGCTTTTCTTGCATTGAAAGCCAAGCCACTTCTTTCCTTCCGCAAGTGCGATGCATAACTCAATAAGCAAAAACGACTTTCCCGCCTTTGACGAGCCGGAAACCAGCATTTTATGACCGCAGCGCAAGATACCCTCTATCAGTTCGCAAGGTAATACAGGCAAGTTTTCTCTGTATGTATCCAAAGAAACAAGATCCGGCAGTTCATCGGATACACCTTCCGCAAAATCAAGCCATTCCACCCATGATTTTCTGCCGATGTTCTTTGCAACAATGTATTGACGATTTCCGTTTCTCGTTACACCCGGCATACGGGAAAGGCGGGACGGATTACGGTTTTGTTTATCTACCGACATCCCGTTTCTTTCAAGGAAATCGTAAAGATACTCTACCCGCTGACGATATTCGTTATAATTTACGGCATCAACATGAACAATGGCATGAATACTCTTTCCGCCCGAATGAACAAGAAAAGCAATCGGGAGTTCCAACTTGCGGTACATTGCATCTTGATCGGATATGGGCATCGTATCCGATTCTACAAGGGCATACCGAAAAGCTGTGACATTTTCGTTTTTTACACCAACCCCATCCACCGGATTAAAACGAATCCAAGCACCAACCTCCGGCTTTGAGTCACCGACAGTCGCGCCGATATCATCGGGATGCTTTTTCAGGGATTCAATCAACTGCCCTGCAGTGCGGTCAAAAACGCCCTTGGAAGGCACCCATCTGCCGTCTTTGTCCTGCCACACATCATTGGTCACATAACCGACATAATCGTCTTTGTCATACAGTACTTCCAAGTATTCAACCAACTGCTCCACAGGATTCCAATCATCGGGTGCGGTAACATTTTCGTATTTATCGCCGTCATAACAGATGGTATCATCCCAAGCCATGATTCCGTCACCGTCATAGGCGGTTGAGCAAAAGCCACGTTCTTTTGCCATTTGCATAATAGTTGCTCCCGTAATCGGCGAAGCAGAGCCTGCAAATGTCTGCCATTTCCTTTCGCATTCGCCGTTGCGGTATCTATCGTCCTTTTGTGACCATCTATCCCACACAGAACAATCATAGCCTTCGTTTTTCAACGCAAAACCGATGTTTATCCATTCCTGATAGGTCAATTCCGATACAGGAATATGCTCAAGTGCTTTCATTAAATCTGCCATCGTACTCTCCTTACGGTCTGTATTCGGACGGCACAAGCCCTCTCGGCACAAACCAGTTATTTGCCGCAATACGGGAAATCATCAAACTTGCAGAATCGAATGTCCATTCACCAACATGATAAAAGCCAAATCGTTCCAGAAGCCTGATTTGTTTCGGTGTGGACAAACCTGCATTTTGACGGCTGATAAGTTTGTCAATAAGGAGTTTTGCCTTTCCGGCATTTTCAACCGCATCGGGTAAAATTCCTCTTTTTTCAAGAAAAGACAGTTGTGCCGAAGAAGCCGGTCCCATTTCCCACGCAAAGGTTGGCAAATAATCGGATAAGTCTTCCGCTTCAATGGACATGGCATATTGCAACGGGTCAACCAATTTGGCTTTTCTCTTCCGCATTTCGGCAAGTTCCCGTGCCAATGCCGCTTCCCGCTCCGATACAACTGCCTTTTCGGCATTCTCCTCTTCTTCCAAGAGGTCATAAATCGCATCGTCCATTGCCATTTTTTCATTCATTCTTTTGGCAATATTTTCATCTTTACTGACAACGGAAGAAGGTCTGCAGAGGTCGTGTCGCTCCGTCATCCACAAAAAGTCAAGCAAAAGCAAGTGCTCTTTCCCCGGGGAAAGCCGCATTCCCCGTCCGACCATTTGCTGATACAAACTTCTTACCTTGGTAGGGCGAAGAACAACTACACAATCAACGGCGGGGCAATCCCACCCCTCTGTCAAAAGCATGGAATTACAAAGAACATCATATTTCCCGCTTTCAAAATCAGCAAGTATCTCCGAGCGGTTCTCACTGTAACCATTCACCTCGGCAGCATTCATTCCGTAGAGTGTGAGCTGTTTGCAAAAATCCTGCGATGTCTTTACGAGCGGCAAGAACACAACCGTTTTACGCCCTCTGCAATAAACCGACATTTTCTCTGCAATTTGTTTGAGGTAAGGTTCCAAAGCGCTGCCGATTTCGCCGACCGCATAATCACCGCCGGAGATACCGACACCGGCAATATCCAACTTCAAAGGTATCATCTGTGCTTTTATCGGGCACAAATAACCGTCACGGATGGCATTATGCATACTGTACTCATAAGCGAGGGAATCGAAGTATTGACCGAGGTTTCGTCTGTCCCCTCTGTCCGGTGTTGCGGTTACCCCGAGAATATTGGCACTTGAAAAATATGCAAGCACCTTACGATAGCTGTCCGACAGACAATGATGTGCTTCGTCCACAACGATGTCGGTAAAATAGTCGGGAGGGAACCGTTCCAGTCGTGTATCTCTGCAAAGGGTTTGTACCGAACCGACGGTAACGGATATATTGCTGCCGAAACCGGTACTGTCGGCTTTTTCCAAAACAGAAGGTAAATTACAGGTTTGCATCAATTTGTCTGCCGCCTGTTCTAACAGTTCACCTCTATGGGCAAGAATCAATGCCCTATGACCTTTATCGGTCTGAATCTGCACAATTTTTGAAAAAACGACTGTTTTGCCACACCCCGTGGGAAGAACAAGGAGCGTCTTACGATGCCCCTCATTCCATTCACGGAGAACCGCATCAACAGCCTCGTTCTGATACGGTCTTAATTGCATTGGATACACCTCCGAATTAACCGAAAGGAAGCTCCTCATCGGAACCTACTTCCACCCAATCATCCTCCCCCGAGGGAGCGGGAAGGCACTTCTCGAAGAACTTGGGGTCATAATCCAAAAAATAATCCAATTCGTTTGCCGTCTTTTCATCGCCATATCTGTTTGTATAGGTACGGGGTTTGAAATGTCCTCTGCCGTGAGAGCCGAGAACCGCATTCCAATCCATAACCAACTTCTCACCGTGTTTCTTTTGACCGATGCAGCGGAAGAAAGAAGAAATGCGCCACTCAAGAGAACGGTAAAGGATAATGTCGAATTTTGCGGTCGCAATATTGCCGTTGCCGGCATCAACCGTCGCCGTGATAATCGCCTTGTTGCAGGCAGGAATTTTTTCGGAACCGGGGAAACGGCCTCTTTCAAAGCCGGTGACGGTGAAATTGTAGTCGCCCTCTTCAAGGACGGTATATTCCTGACCGTCATTTTCAATGGAATCGTTCCAATCAAGAATCATATTCTGATTGTTTTTTGGGGCATTATTCTTGTTTGCGTAGTCCATAAGCCATACTCCTATATCGTTAATTTTTAATGGTGCTTACAATTTTCTCCCAATTGGGAAATACCCAACGCATCAGGAAGTTGTCCGAATAATCGCAAACCGGTGTTTCGGCCGGATAGTGCCCTTTTACGGATACCAAATGTTGTAATTCGCTGTCGGAAACTTCCGCCTCTGACATCATGCGATTCAACTTTGCGTGGGCATTCTCTGCCTGTTCGGATACGGTATTGAAAAAGATGTGGCGGATACCGTCAAAATTCAATTCCATTTCAGGCGGAAGGTTGTGACGGTTTTTTGCATCCCAGCAAGGATGATGGGTTGTATAAATCACCCGTTTGCCGCCCTGACCTTTGCTTTTGCCGTCATCTTGAGATACAACATAAGTTTTATAATTGCAGAAGAGAAGCATATCCGACCACTCCTTAAGCAATGGAGCAACCTGTTTCGTGAGTTTCATTTCCCAGCGGTCATAAGTACCCATCTCGTCCGGCTGTTCAAATTTTCTCATCTTTGCATGGGCGGTAATCAACACATTCATGCCGGCACCGATAACCTTATCGCAGGCGGCAAAAAAGCGAGAAAACTCTTCCGAGATATATGTATATCCCTTGCCGTAGCCGAATTCTTCTATGCCCGATTTCTTATATTTCGTACAAATGTCTTTGATACAGAGCTGTTCCGCCCAATCGGCAGTATCAATGACGAGGGTTAAGCAAACGCCGGGATTATCCGCAACTTCCTGAATAAGCTCAACAAGGTCGTTCCATGTGTCCGGCATAGCAAGACGATTGACATCCATTTGAGCAGTGCCGCCTTCCGTGTCAATAAACAAAGGCTTGGGAAATCGAGAAGCAAGGGTTGTTTTGCCGATTCCTTCGGAACCGTAAATTACTATCTTTTGCGGGCGGCTGATTTTGCCGCTTGTGATATTCAGCATATTCATTCCTCCTGTTACCTCAAAGAGCATGATTTATCCTGCACCAAAGCAAGACCGGGAATTTGTTCTCCTGCAGACAGGAGTTTTTTAACCTCGGATTTACTGACCTCCGGCTCCGGCACTCTGTAACAATCCGTGAACTTATGGCGTTTAAGCCAGTTAATTGCCTTTTTGCCGTCTTGCACCTCTACGCGGTTGGTAGAACGATAACGGACGGTAGCTACACCGCAATCGGTGGTCAGTCCGCCGCATTCTCTGTCAAGAATCTGCATCAGGCGTTCCTCACGGCTTTCCAAATGATGTCTGCGTTCGGCTAAACGTTTCTCTTCAACCTTGAGAGCGGCAGCCTCGGCACGGCAATTCAAAATGATTTTTGCAAGGTACTCGAGAATACGGTTGCGTTCCGTTTCCAGTTCATGGAGTTTCGTCAGGATTTCCTCGGATGCAACAACTTCACCGGTTTCGTGGTCGGGGTCCGCTTGCATCAAAAGCACCTTAATCGCCTCGTTCACTTCATACAGTTTCATAGGCAGCACCTCCCGGGAATTCACGAATGGCGATTTCGTTTACGGTATCACCGGGAACAATAACGGTGAGTTTCTGCGGATTACCAAACAGAAAACGCAGAAGTTTTTCACGGACTGTGACTTCGCGGCAAGACACAACGCCGTGATTTTCGGGGTTCTTGGATACGCTGATTTTCATTGCGTGTTTCATAACGCACTTTCCTTTCCGAAGGGAGTATAATTTGCCCCTTCGCTATATGCAGAAAATCGAGACACATTGGGGGGGGAGATTATAAATATTTCAAAATGTTTCTTTTGGCTGCGTTGATGCTTTCCAAAACGGATTTATGATTACTCCCCTCTCTTCGAGCGATTTCTCTTACAGACAATCCTTCCGCCAACATCTTTAAGCGTTGCTGTTGTTTGGGAGTTAATTTTTCAAATGCTTCAAGAGCTGCCGAAATATCTTCTTGCTTTTCCATCTCATCCGTAATATTTCCGTCCGTGCCGAATTCTTTTCCTTCGTAGGTAATGGAATCATAAGAAAAGCAATGGTATCTCTGCTTTTCGTCACCGGCGTGTTCCTCTTTTCGGCTTTCGACAATAACCGTACCGAATTTTTCTTCCACATCCACCTCGGCAACTTCTCCGTTCACAAAAACGTACTTGATTTTCATTGTGTGTCCTTTCCGCTGAAAGGGCTATAAAGACAAATGGGACACACAAAAAACGGATATTCCGAGTGGGCAACCGATATAGTAAGCCTGAAAACGGCATAGTGAATCACGGTGGAACACTCGAATATTTTTGAATTAAAAATTCAAATGTATTCTGTGTATCCCATCGTCCTAATGGCCATCTCAGACTTTGAGATTATTTTTTTATTTCAAACGGCTGTTTGCCGAATGATTGAAGGAATATAAACAAAAAACGGGGTCGAAACCCCGTGTGAAAGCATATAACTTTACACAAGATTTTCGACCCCGATTGGTCCTTCGCACGATGCCATTTCATCGGCGGATTATGAAGTTGAATTCAGACGATTTTCTTATTCACATCCATTACGGTAAGAGAACCGTCCTTGCTTTTCCTCACCTCTGCATTATGACCGCGGGAGGTGATTGCTCTGATTTTACTCATAACCTGTTCATTCTCCGAAGCGGTATCGGAGGGAAGGTCTTGTTTTGGCGAATCGTTTTTATTCACGTCGCTTTCCTCCTCAATTCTTATTTTTTGACATAAAAAAACGAACCAACCTAATCGGCTGATTCGAAAAAAGGCGCAAAAAGCAAAACCCTGCCCGGAAAAAGCACAGCCTTATCGAATACAGCGATTAGTGAGAGTGAGTTCAGTTGAACTCGATAAGGCTTCTGTTAACTTGGACTCGACCCCGGATACGACATTATAAAATGTCCGAATTAAAAGATAGTGGGAAGCGAGTAGCCCGTCCAATTCATCTCATTCGAGAAATGTAATGAGGTAATACCGGACACTACGCATGAGCATCCTCCCTCAGACCTTAAAATTCACCGTTTTCGATTCCCCTTTCATCATGTTTTTGCACTCTTAATTATACCGCAAAAATCGCAAGTGTCAATTCAAATAATACATTTCAAATGCCGAAAAAAACAACCGATTTCAGCCCATAATTAGCCAACATTCCGAAAAGTCGAAAAAGCAAAAAAATGCCTTGACCACAGAGGAGAATTTTGGTATAATGTCCAACGCTGTTATTTTGGAGTGGTGTACAGTGCGGTATCGAATTGCCGTGACACCGTATTAAAGTAATCTGTTCCGACATTTCTATATTTTTGTTGATATATAAGGCTTCCTTGCCGGAATCAATCCGACAAGGTTGTTTTTTTATATCCAAAATATATTTGGCACATCACACCTCAAGATAATTTCTTCGGTTTTGGGAATGTTCAACATAAGACTTTTTATTCACAAGTTTATCTTACTCACGCTGATGAAGGGTGATAAGGTTGTCGAGGTTGCGGAAAAATGAGCCGATTTGTTTCTGCTCTTCTAAAGACGGGTTTGAAACAGTAATCGAATTTATATTTAACTTCGATAAACTTGGTACACCTGTTGACTCATCTTTGCTTTTCCAATCAATATTTTGAAAAATACCAAACACAAAATCAAGGTCAAAATTTTCTTCAGGAATGCAGTAAAATAGCGTATCTACCGTCCAAAATGGTGCTTTTAATATATATGGCTTGTCAATCGTTCCTTTTCTTCCTATTCCGATAGCGTCCTTTTTATATGAAAGTGCTTTATCAACGCTTAACATATATCCGCCTGTTCCAAAAACAGGGATGTCACCTTCATCAAGGGATTTATAGTCCATACCATTGCCAACAGAAACTACATCCCCCAACTTACGCTGTTCCCAAGCA